CCCTACACGACGCTCTTCCGATCTCTGTTAGGAGTTGATCCGTACGTCCAGCGACACCAAAAGACACCAAATCCCCGATATCCGGAGCTGATGAAGTGGCGGGAATAGGCATGGCAAAAGCGAGAGTACGAGATGCGCCGGGAACTGTCTGAACAGAATAGTACACGTCGGCGCTGGCGGGAGTGGAAACACGGATACCGTAGGATTTACCCGCTTCAATCGTGCAAAACTCGTCAAGATCAATGGAAATAAGGTTGCCATCACTATTGAGAGCCCGGCTTACGACGCGCCCGGAAATGATGCCCCATAGCGTAACATCGTGCTGGCAACGGACATGCTCACCCCGGCGCAGCGTCAGGGACTCCGCCTCGGCATTGAGCGTATAGACCTCTGGACGCAGCCTCATTTCCGCAAGGCGCAATCTGCCGTGCTTCCATATCAAGTCTGGATTCGTTACGCCGTCCTGTTCCCATTCGATTATATTGGTGGCGTTCGATTCGTTGTAGCCGTCGGCATATACGACGCGCTCATCTTCTTGAAAGTCTTTCGTTTCATTCAGGAAGCGCATTCGTAGCCCCTGTACGGGCTCGGTCAAGAACTCTTTTTTGGCGGAGAAGCCCCAAGTATTCCGTGGACTCAGAATGTCGACAACTGGAGCATCCGGATCATCCCAGACAACACCGTGACCATTTATCAAAGCATAAGACCCGCGTCCGGCCCCCATGATGTTGTGCTGGAGTTCGCCCGCCGTGGTGCGCGACGTCTGGACGGCATTGTAGGCCCACCCCCAACGCTGGCACCAGTTATAGAAATCGGCATAGGAACCCATATCCATCTCATTCCACGACGCGGGTTTCCCCGTACACTGCGATGTGGCAACAAGAAGGGCGAGAGAGGCCGGGTTGTTCGTCGGTTGGTCTATCCAGCTCGTTCCGTTCCAGCACGGAGCAATGGACTGGCAATAGCAGTTGAACTCGTCGACATTCCCAGAAAGCTGTTCCGTGGCTTTAAGTTGCACTTCTATGAGCGTAAGCGGGCGTTCCTGATAGACGACGGCTGGTCGGTTGCGCCAGCTTTGCAGCGTCGTCCATGTACACTCGTCCATGACCGTCTGATCGGTGGTTTCCTTGTCTGAATCAGGCGTGACGCGCCGGACGGAAACTTCATACTGTCCGTCGGGAACGTCAAATTCTACCCCTTTTCGTTGGGTGGTAACCGTTTGGCCTGAGAAAACAATACTAGGAGCAATAACTGATCCGGAAGATATTTTTACAATAGAACCATTAGCTTCAACATGACCTGTAAAATTATTTACTGTATGTAAGTTTCGTATAGAATATACATTACTTGAGTACCATTGCATACCACCATTGCCATGTTCCTGTTCATAATAGTATTTTTCTATTACGAACTCACCAACAGCTATTGCTATACCTCCATTTATAGATAGAGTATTATCTGGGTTTATGCCAATGCTAAAGTTCCCTGCGGCAATACGAGGACGTAATTCTACAAGAGGAACATTCCCGCCACCCGTCGTGCGTGTCCCGCCATAAGGAATCCAATCGGAAGCCCCCACGCGGCGGTATCTGACTTCAAGCTCAACGGATACGGGGTATGAATTGCCTTTTTTGTCAATGCGTTTCAATCCGTTGAAAGTAAAGAACAGCGCGATATGATTGGTATCGGCCTTCGTCGTTCTTGTTACCCACCCCACGCTGTTCTTGAGCAACACGGACATGGACTCTTCGGATACGGCACGGTTGAACCATGCAAACCCGCTGCCCTGCCAGTTCTGGTGGATGCGGTATTCAGATCCTTGGAAGTTTCCAAACGGCGTGTCTCCGATACGGAAATCGGATACCTGCACATTGCCCATGCTTACAACATACAGATAGCGGACATACTGATCGTTTCCGGAAAGGACTGTGTAATATTGCGCTGCAAAACGGGGCGCGAAGCGGATAAAACCAAGCACCAGCGGCACGACGCCGTAGGGATCGGCACGGTTCTGTGCGCCGTCGATGCTCCAGACTTTTGCGGCGGTTTCGTTGTCGGCGGCGGCAAGTTTGGGTTGGGAAACGCCCGCTATGGCATTCACGAGCAACATGCCACCCATCATGACAGCTCCGGACACGAAAGCACTTGTTAAACTAAACGCTAGCGTTCCTTTAGCGAATCCCAAAAATCCCGCTGCCGCTGGCCCTGCCCATATAGAAACGGCAACAACAACCAACGAAAGAATCGTTGTCAGTGGGTTCTTTCCCCCGCCCTTTCCTAACGGAATACAGACGGAAACAAACTGTCCCTCACAAACCAGCGTGGTATGCCATGCCTCATAGGGTACCGGAACGCCATTGACGAACACTTTTGCATAACGCAGCGTCGTGTAGCTGATGCCCGCATCCCGGCAAGCCTTACGCAGTCCGAAAAGGAGGCTGGTTCCGCTTGGGATGAGGCTGTCGATGGCATTCGTTCGCATCGGGGAAGGCCGCAGCCGTAAAGACGCCCCGTCCTTTTTCAGAACGGGCAACGCTCCGGGAATGGCGGGAAGGTTATACAAGTGCGACATGCCGATATATCCCCACGAGTTGATAGCCTGTGCCAAGCATTTTGAGGGGGGCCAACCGGGAAGGCCGCGTTTCTTCAACGTGGATAATGTGCCGAGCATCAACCACGGCGGCGCAATGGCAATCGGCCCCACGGTAGCGGTACAGGGCCATGTCCAAAGGCTTGGGTTCAGTCCCCTTGGGCAGGAGAACCCACTCTGAAAGTGAGCCTTCAATCATGCGGGAAAGCCGCTCTTGACCGTCTTGTGTATGCAGCTCCTTCCGTTCGTAGACCTCAAGCATATCTTTGGCATGGATGCCCCGTTCAGTCTTGAGCATGAGCAGAATCAGCCCGCCGCAATCGCAGCCCCAAAATGAGCGTCCGCCGTTTTCAAAAGGGATGCCGATGTATTTTTCATGCCACTGCATCAGAATAACCCCGGAAAAAGCGCAGGATAAAAGTTCATCGCCGGGCACGGTTCCACCCGGTAGTCGTCAGGCCCGAGTTCGGCGTCAATCGTGCTGGCGTTGTAAGTTGCCGAGGTGATTCTGAGCACCGGAAACTCCTGTTGTACTTCATTCGGGGAAGAGGCAAAGACTGTCTTCACAGTGAAGGATGCCGCCGATTCCATATTCCGGATAGCCGCCACGTACTCCCGATCAATATTGTCAATCGAAACCTGCGCCTTGATAGGGTCACTTCCTTCCGGTTGGTCGGGTACCGTGAACTTGAAGGGCAGCGCGTAGTAGACAACTCCGTTATGCCGAGTCCCGTAAATAGGCTCTTTCGTATCGTCATGAAGCTGGATAAATTCGGTCATGTCCGAAGATACCCGGATCGGCGCGGACAATGACGGATGCGTGATTTCCAAAAGGAAAATATACGGATCGGCACTGTCGTTATCCGCAGCCCATTTCCTGAATTCGCTATTTGTTACGACTGACATAAGGCCATATCTCCAAGGTCATGGTGACATACCAGTGCCGTGCGCCAACGGGGGTAAACTGGATCTCCGAATCGCCTTTTACCCGTACATAGCGGTACACATCGGCTGTCGGGTCGGGCCACCAGAAGGACCTTCCGGCGTTGCCGTCAAGGAATTCCTTCATCGTGGCCTTCTGTTCCCATTTCAGAAGATACTTGACTGAGCGGGACTCTGTGCCCGCGCTCGACCGCCTACGTTGACGCTTCGGGCCAGCGTCCATATCCGTCACAATGACGTCATAGTCCGGCGTCTCGCCATAGCTGTCGACAAGCGGCCTTTGCGGAAGCGAGACGGGCCATGTAATTTCGGAATATGCCATCAGCGCCCCCTCACCACGGGTTTGACGCCGTACCGCCCGCGTATCGTCTGGTCGATGACGCCACCACGGGCGATATCTGAGGCCATTTCCCGCTTGAGCATGACAACAACGTCCAAGCCGCCCTGCGCGTTGCGCTGTTGCTGGACTTCGGCGGTAGCGTCGGTGCCCAGATCGGAAGAGCGTCGTGTAG